CAAAGAGTCATGCCCCCTAATTGGTCTGCGAGCAGTTATTGACCTTCGGGTTTATAATATAAACCTCCCAGCCAATTAATGTCTACTTAGTATCTAAGTAAACATTGAATGATGAAGAAAAGCCAATGGCTTGTGAGCTAATAGCTCTGAGCTTAAAGCTCAAAATTCTTCATCATCTTCCTCACCATCTCCACTATTAGTGGGATTGGTAAGGAGTCCGACCTTAGTCCATTGGATCCTAAGGTCGGGTAATCCTACTGTTGCTTCCTCTACAAGAGTTAGCTCTAGGACCTCGCCGCGAACTGGAACTTCCATTTTTTCGCCGACGTGGTATAAAGGTCTCGAAATTTTAAATTTTAAGGCCTTTTTAACGTCCTCCTCACTAATAGTGACTTGGCCGTTGAAGTAGAGGTCCCAAAATTTGGAATACCTCTGCTTAAAGTTTTCTGTATTAAATGCAGAAACCTTAGCCTGTCTAGAGAGAATCTCTTTAAACAGGAAAGGACGAAGAATTTGATCTTCAAGTTCTTCGGCCGACAGCCATCCACGCTTTCTAAGCCTGGAGAGCTGAGCTCGAAGAGAAATATCCAATGGAATTTTCTCTTCGATACAAATGTTATGCACAGAATCTGAGCGCAACATTTCTAGCAAGCCTTGTATTACAAATTCTCTTGCTAAACTGACTTCACTCTCTTCGAGAATGTAGCCACGATAACTCTTATTTGAGGTAAAACCTCGAATAAGGGTTAAGTTCTCCTGGGATATCGTCCCATTGAGAGCTTCGGTTAATGCCCTCTTTGAGGGATCAGGTAACCGTAATGGAAGATCTGGAATATCCTCGTCTATCCATAATCCTAACCCCCCGAGAATCTCGGGGAGTAGGAGATGCCAGTACACTCCAGAGGAGCGATCTGGCAGAAGAGACCCCATTCTTAGAAAGAAACGGTCTCTTACCATCGCCACCCATTTCTTTGAAAAGTGTGGACGATGGAGCCATCTCAAGGTATTACCTAATGATTTGGCCTTTCCAACGGCCGTATTACGGTCGTTGAAATTCTCATGGCTCTTTGAGCACGGAGAAAGAAGCCTAACCTTGATACTATCAACGAAAGGCGACTTTATGTAATACTCAGCTTCATTATTAATGTTCTGAGCATTCCATGAAAGGTCCCAAATATTTCTAATATCTAGGATCTTTTCACAATATCTGACCGCAATGCGGGAGATAGCGTGTTTATCCGGGGAGATCTTTGATCCTGCCCGGATGTGAGTTTCGGTGATTCTTTTGAGGTACCTAATAGGTCCGATCGCAATGTGATCATCACCGGCAACTGAAAAACACCTCCATGGCACTGCCACAGGTGTTTTGTAATTGAAATTTAGGAACTTCCTAATTCCAATTTCCTCACAACTTAAATTAAGCAATGTGAGGATAGTCTTTGCGAGTGGTTCACCCATAAAGACTCCTCGCGTAGCAACCCAGACACTGTCTGTTTGCTCCGCGATACACAATCGATTTCTTTGAATCATATCGATTGCGATGTCGATGAGAGGTCCGGTATAACCGATTCCATCGATAAATCCCTGAAGAAGTTGCACTGCAACCTTTCGAGGGATTACGTCAGTAGCTGACTGTAAGTCGCTACTGAGGCAAGCAAAGTCGTCCTTAAAGGAGGACCTTGCTTTACAGATCTGGTAAAGGTATTGCCATGCCTGATCTGTCCTCATCAGTCCGCTTTCAGCTGACGGGTGAGAAGCCAAGAATCCACGTGTTACGTGTGCCTGGCTTTGTTGTAACACATAGAGCCACCATGGCCCAGTTGTTACAATCCGCGCCTTACCACCAGGTTCTGTAATGGTAAGAACGCGTAAAGGTATCTCTGATACCTTCTGCATATCACTTTGCATTGCAATGTAAGCTGCAGCTAGGATTTGTTCGCCAATGGCTTCATCAAATCCTTGTCGAAAGACTTGGAAACCTGCTATAGTTTCGCAAGTCAATTCGCCGAACGCGTAGTCCTCATAGAGGTAGTACGGTTCGTCTCTACACCATGTTCTCCAACGGGGAACACCTTTCTTCTCTAATAGAGAAACAAAGGGTAGAGTTACTGTCTGATCTTCC